TTGTTTAATATTTTAATAAAATTTAAAACTAAATTTTTAAAATTTAAGATATGTTAAATTTTAAAAGTTTTTATTTATTTGATTAAGTTTTTTAAATTTGACGCCTTTGTCATAGGTAGAGGTGTACTCATACAAGATAGATGCTTCCTACAAACAGCCCTATACATATCATTTCCACCGACGAGTTCTAAATCTTGGTTTTCTACGATTCGTTTTGTGAATGGACCGGACGTTCCGTCATTACAATCCATACATAACGCAGACAACTTAATGACTTCATCAGCCATAGGAATACAATCAAGAATTTCTCCGAATTTTTGCTGTTTGTAGTCTCCATCCAAACCAGTTACAATCACAGACTTTCCGAGGAAAAGACACATCTGAACAAAGTCTTTGAGTTGTGTAAAAAATTGTGCTTCGTCGATAGCTACTATATCAGCATCACAGAAACACTGGTCCACAATACAATGAGAAATGTGCGGAACTTTCAGACACGGAAACTCCACACCGTCGTGCGTCTTAAGGACTTCTTCAGGAGACCGGGTATCTTTTAGAGAATTGATGACAACAATTTTTTTGCCTATGACTTTGTAGCGCTTAAGTCTTCGAATAAGTTCAGAAGTTTTACCAGAAAACATATTTCCTATAATAATTGTGAGACTCATTTTGCCTTTCTATAAAATAATCTCATATTTTTATAATGGTTGATATCCAAAAGTGTTATTACAATGGACACAGGGGATGGATGTCGACCAAATCGGGGCGTGTTCGTTTCGGTAATAAGATCTTTCCAAACATTCTTGCTGCCGTTAAGTACCTGGGTCGGTCATGATTCTAATCATCATACCACCAACAATTGCACCTATCACCGTCGTTAATAAACAACACGTACAAAGATTGTCTCTACAGCTCATTGAAATAAATATAGATAATTTTATACTAAAATAAACCAGTAAATGTAATCAGACAGAGAATAGAACTAGCGATACCCACGAACATTTGTATTTTATTCTATACAATAATTAAGATGCCTCTGACAGATCAGGAAATTGTCAAGAAAGTGAGAGAACTGCGCAGAACCGAGAGTAAGATCTATGCACCACTCAAATACTTTAGGGGTCTTAGAACCCTAAAGTCTGTAGAGACCCGCTACAAGAAAATGCTCAAGAAAGATTACAAAGACTTCAAGACTGATAAGGGTATGAAGACTCGCACCTCTTCATACACCCAAAAGTTTAGAAAGAAGTATGGGTCGGAAGTGAAATCACTCCCAGAAATATCAAAAGCTACAAAGATTCCATTGAAGACTCTTCAAACAATTTACAATAGAGGCCTCGCCGCATGGAGAACCGGGCATCGTCCAGGAGCTTCTCCACAAGCGTGGGGATATGCCCGTGTCCATAGTTTTGTAATGAAAGGAAAGACGTATTACACAGCGGACAAAAATTTGAGATAGTTATAAATGTTTTATTCTTTACATAATATATATAACAGGATGTTATTGATATTGTTCGTGTTATCACTGATAATCAATATACTAGTTGGGCATCATATATCACATAAGAATGGTTCTAACAAACACGGTCCTATATATGATATGGGATTTAAGTTTTTGCCAAACTTTGAACAATACGAACATCTACCAGACTATGTTTTGATAGTCCCCGTACTTTTTCTCCTTTCCAACTGGCCTTCGTGGTCAACTAATAAACGCAATTCATATTTAAAATTATTGACTATCATGTATTTTGCGAGAGCTTTGTGTAATGCGGTCACTATACTACCATACACAAAAGAAAAACCTTGTAAGATCAGACCAGGATTTGGATACTGTAACGACTATACATTCTCTGGGCATACAACACTTAATTTAGTAACTTCTAATTTTGTAGGGGCTCCTCTATGGCCTTTATGGCCAGTGTTAACTTCATTTGTATCTGTGATTACAAGAGATCATTATACTATAGATGTTGTCATTGCATGGATTCTATTTTTCGCTTTCAAGTGCAGAATCAAAGGAATCTAGATGCGAAATTCTATCCTTTTCGGGTTCGGATTCGGTAATCATCATCCTAACAACTTCTTCATAAAGTACCGTAAGTAAGGCGAGTTTATATGCCAAAAAATCCAACAAAAGTCGCACCATAATCAAAATCAAAACCAAATGGTGCATGATTCCACATTGTTTCAAAAATAGCCGTTCCAAGTGGAACAAAAAACTGTTTCTGAAATGACGATTTTTCAATGTTATCTACGTGTTTGATTATGTACATGGGTATATCACCGATAAGGACTATAATTTGACATATCCAGAAAAGTTACTTCTTTCCCAGTGGGCGGAGCGATGAATCAAAGAACTAAATACTTACGAACTAGCATTCCTCACTAACTCATACCACTCATAGTACTCACCGAGTTTATTTCGTAAATTGGAATTTGGTAATCCCATGATTCGAAGTGCCACGTTTTCCGCCATCGTCACATAACCGACTTTGACTACTTGTCTTAATACTCTTATGATCAATGTAAGGGTGTTGCGCGCAACGGGTGACTCACCACTGGCATATTTATCAAATCCTGACAAATATTTAACCGCCGACGATGGTAATTTATAGAGGGGGACTATCGCTCGCGCGGGAGCTCGGGGCTCCCCTTGCCGAGTGGTGTCATATAATTTTGAAGCAATATAGGGTGTGTCTTTCATAAATTTTATGTGATGAGGTTTGAACTTTCCTTTTACATACGCCGTATAGTAATCGCCATCCTTTTTGTGTCCAGAAATGAGCAGTTCCCTACCGGTAACCTCGTATATCAAAGCAAGTTCCTTTATTTGTTTCTCGGTTGTTATATCACCTTTTCTTATACCACGCTTTATCGTCTCCAATATGTTTGACTGCGCTAAATAATCCTTATTCTTAATTTTCATGATTTTATTGACTTTGGATTCGAGAGTCCTCCCATTCACGATTTGCTTTATTCTCCTTTTTGTCGCGTTTGTGGGTGGATACGCTTTGATGTCATTCTTACTAAACTTTTTTCGTGTCAATGGAGATGTGAAGAATGGATCGTTGGCTTCGCGGACGCGATTATAGCGATTTTCATACGATTCAACCAATCCATTAAGAAATCTGCGATCCCACACCTGTTTAATCTTGCCATTATTTGTCATATCCGTTAAGAGGAAGACCCGCTTATCTTTGGGAATGTTACTCTTCTTAGCTTCTGTCATACTATTATTGAACCACGAAGCCACGTTTTTGTTTTCGTTATTGGGTTTATTGTTTTTGGTGTTTTTGTTTTTGTTTTTATTCTCAATATTCTTCAACATCTTTTCATACTTCGAAACATTCACTTTCTTTGGAGCTTTGGGTGGAGATTTGGGTCCTTCATTGTTACCACCAAATAATTGGCGGGCCACACCGACCGCGTGGCGGCGGAGCTCGTCGGCATTATGGATCCTCTGTCTGACCTGAGGTCTAACATTTCCAACGTTGTTGTTATTAGAATTAGAATTATTGTATCTACCATTCCTGTTAAGACCGGGTCCATTTCGTCTGAACACCCTAACGCGTGGAGATGACGGACTATTAATTCTGACCGAATCGTTTTCCGATGGATCGCGCATGGTTAATATACCCTGACATTTTATTGGTTGTCATCATCTTCAGATGTTATGAGCATTTTTCGGACCTCTTCATATACAACCGTGAGGAGGGCAACTTTGTAGGCGAGAAATCCCATGAGTGTCGCACCATAGTCAAAATCAAATGCAAATGGAGCATTATTCCACATAGTTTCAAAAATGGCGGTACCCACGGGGGCCAGTAGCTGTTTCTGAAATGGTGAAGATTTTTCAATGTTATCTACCCTTTGTGTTAGTAGTCCAATGTACGCGAGTGACGAAGCTACACCTAATGTAGCGGATACGCCCTCCTCTGCACCATGTGTAATGAAATAGACAGATGAAAGCGCTGTACCGTATCCCAAAGTTGTTCGGCGAATTTTGGTTTTGAGTTTTTCATAGTCTGTTTTGGGGGCATTTGCTTTGACGATAAAGTTGTGGACTTTCCAAACATTATTCATTATTCATATGTGGCATCAAACCTTTATAAAGATTACAAACCCAAGTAAAGTAGAAATGAGTCTCTGTGTTAAGAGACTTACACAAGATGCTATTATTCCAACTCGTGGTTCTGGGGGTGCTATTGGATACGATCTTTACAGCACTGATGAAGTTGTTATCCCTCCCACGCATCGTGCTTTGGTCGGGACAAGTGTAGCCATTCTCATGCCAAATGGTGTGTATGGTCGTGTTGCACCACGATCCGGTCTCGCTGTGAAGCATGGTATTCAAGTTGGTGCGGGTGTTATTGATCCCGACTATACAGGTGAAGTCAAAGTCGTTCTCTTCAATCACGGAGACAAAGACTTTGAGGTAAAGAGGGGGGAGCGCATCGCACAACTTGTTCTTGAGAGGTGTGAGACACCCGATGTGGAGGAAATTGGTATCCTTGAAGAGACGGAGAGGGGTGCAGGTGGATTTGGTTCTACTGGCGCCTAAGTTAGTTACAAATTTTAATAAATCAAGTAACAAATATGGATCGTCATCACCTACTGTCCCTGTTGGATAAGATACAAGAGAAGTATGAAATCCAAGACGGAGAGTACAAAGAGTTTGCAGAAGCCATTGGTGGGAAGAAGAAATTGTTAGAATTTAAGGAAGGAGATCTGGCAAAGGTCAGTTACGATCAAATTGAGACCGAAGTAGATTTTTGTGACGATGAATTTCACCCAAAGATGACCATAATAAAAACGTGTTCTTTGATATGGAAAGTGATACCCAATGAACATAGATTTCATGGTGGCAACACAATTTGTGGCAACACAATTTCAAATGTTTACCTAAACAAATGTGATATACATATTGACGCGATGAACAAAATTGTCAAAGACCACTCCGAGGGTAATTTCACAATGATGTCAGTAAATTCAAATACACAACGAAAATCTTGTATTCGAGTATCTGATATAGAAATTATTTAGAACTTTTTATTGTTATCACAAAACCACATAGATTCTGACGTAGGCATAAATAGGATCCCCTTTCGCATAGTCATGAAAAGCTTTGCGTGTTCAACATTTGGGTATGACCACAACAACCACCGCTCCCAATAATCTGCACGGAAATAGTCCTCCCAGTCTTCTTGATCACTTTCATCAACCAAGAGCATCCCCCGTTGAATTTCTTGGTGGTCTGTTTCAATACGAAGTTTTCTGGACATCACTGCACCTCTCCGAATGAGATGTGCTCGCATGAGGCGGGAATT